GAGTTACTGAACCCTGAACGAGTTGTTTGAGTTGCAGAAACAATCGGGACATTATTCTCCACCGCAAGACCGCGCAGTTCTTCAGCGATAGCCTTGATGTAAGTATAACTGTTTACATTCGCACCCGCCTTGATTCTTGACGATGCGCAAATATTTAGGTAGTCAATGAAGATAATATCTGGGCGGAAGTTCTTCTTCAGTGCAAGATCGTTAATCAATGCACGGAAGTGAGCAGGATTTGCTGACGCAGTTGGATATTCCTTGATGATCAACTTGCCCTTGACAGAACCCTGGAGTTTACCCATGCGCTTCTCATACATGTCTTTCGGCATGTTCATGAGGTCATCCATAGAAACATTGAGAAGATTGGCGTCGATTCTTTCAGCGATCTTCTCTTCAGCCATTTCTAGAGTAATGTATAGAACATTGTAGTTTTGAACCAAGCAACCAGCAGCCACATGACACATAAACAGAGACTTGCCGACGCCAGTACCTGCAAGAGCAATGTTAAGGGTCTTTTGCGGCAATCCACCTTTAGTGATCTTGTTGAAATACTCAAGATCGAAGGGGATTCTTTTTTCGACACGATGATAGAAATCATACCGATCAGCGTAACAATCCAAAAAATCATGACCAATGTGAGGATCGAAACTAACCCCCAAAGCATCAGATAGCAAAGTGGGAATACTTCCTTTGCCCCGTGCTTGATCTTTGCCATCCAGGATCTGAATACTGTCCATGATAGCATTATAGATTGCTTTTTCTTGGCAAAACTTTTCTGTAGTGTCAAGAAGCCACTCGAGTTTTTGCTCTGACTTGTCATTCGAGATTTCCTTTAGGAGTTCGAGTGACTTATTTAACTCAATCTCAGTAAGTTTGGTTGATTCTTTTAGACTAATCTCCAGTGCTGCTTTCGGTGGTAGACTGTTGTACTTCAGAATGAAGTCTTTTATTTCTTCGAATACCTTTCTTTCGTGGCTTTCGGTCAGGTACTCTTTCTTCAGAAACGGCAGCGTCTTCCTCATGAAGGACTCGTTCTGCATCAGATTCGACAAGATCAATGTTTCCGTTTTCATCTTTTACCCTTGCGGCGTGTTCTACCGAATCAGTAATTATATTACGAAATATAGCAGAAGTAAAGTCCTTAAACTTATTAGATTCTACATTACAAAGATTGGGATTAGCGATAATTGAAATATTGTATGACATTGCATTATCACTGGACATATGGATATCAGTAATCTCAAATATGACACCAGGATATTTCTTGATTATCTTAATAGCAATAGCATCTTTGTTTGAAAGATCTAGAAAAAGATCGTAGTCTCTACCAAACTTTAAGAACTTTCTTGCTTTCCAAAATTGGAATTTCGCAATTAAATCTTTAAACATCTTCTTCCTCAACAGTCACAGCAGAACCAAAGGAATAGTTTTCACGCACCCAATCCTTAAACGAATCATCCTCGAGGATCGTGTTCCAGAACTCAGAAGATTCCGTATCAGTAAATCGCCACTTCTTACTTTCCACTTCACCAGTTGTAGTGTTTACGCGAGCATACCAACCATTTGATGGTTTGATGACATGACCAGATTCAAGTGCCATATCCATGAGCCCAGAGAACTTGCTAACACCACCATCAAACTTAACTGCGACAGGAATCTTAGACTTCTCACGAACATAGCGGGACTTCTCAACATTAATGATGTATGAATACCCGACCAAGTCAGTGCCTTCCTTATCCTGCTGACGACCAAGGATGTAAATATTATCAGCCGAATAGTAAGAACCTGTGCCGCCACCGACGATTGCCTTCGGAAACATACCAATTTCCATATAGGTATGATTGACCACAACCATCGGGATATCCTTCAGAGTAAGGTGTGGTGTGACCATACGGAACAAAGACTTAATTTGCTTTGCGCGAGTCATATCACCAACGGACTTTTGCTCAAGAGCATCTTCAACTTCTTTCTTCGAAGCAAGATTACCAATCGAGTCAATTAGAATCATCACACGATCGCCACGCTCAATGTTAGTCAGCTGATTCATGATGTCAAACTTCAACTGCTCAACATCAGTGATTGGCGTGTGGATAACACGCTCTTTATCAATACCGAAGTTCTGGAAATATGATTGCGGAGTACCGAACTCATAATCGTAGAAAAGAACAATAGCATCAGGGTACTTGTCCTGGTATGCTTTTGCCATAATCAAACTGAACGCAGTCTTGAAGTGCTTGCTCGGACCAGCCCACATTGTGAGACCAGGAGTAAAGCCACCATCAAGGGAACCAGAAAGCGCAATATTTATTGCAGGGATGCTAGTCTGAACCATATCCTTTTCTTCAAAGAAGATTGAACGCGAAAGGATAGCGGTGTCTTTAATTGTTGAATTTTTCTTGAGTTTATCTAACAGGCTCATGTGTGGTCTCCTTGTTAACCATATATGTATTATATACTATTTCAATTGAAAAAGCAATCTAGTGATTCAACCTTTTCAGATTTCCAATTAATCGAAGAAAGAATAATATCTAGCGGTTCAAGAAATGATTTCTCGAACTGAAGATCGTAATCAATATATTGCTCAGCATCCAACTGCTTGGGAATACCAGACAAGAACGCAAGAGTATTGTTATTGTAAATGTTTGGTTGTTTTAGATAGACAAACTTGATCTTTTCGCCTTCCTTGATTTCCTGATATCGTTTGGTGAGATTCATTTCTCGCAACAAATGATTGTACACCAACGCACCCTTGACATGAATCGGTGTGCCTTTCTTGAAGATATGCGCAGCATCAGCATACTCTTTTAATCCATTAACGGATCTTGGGAATGCAATATCTTCAACGGAAAGTGCCTTAAATTCTACCCGAAACTTTTCTATGAATTTATGAAGTTCGTTTTCACTCTCAGTCATGATTAGATTAATTGCTTCTTTAATCTTTGCGCGACAAGCAGATGGAGTAGACGAACGAATCGCTGAGATGCCCATCATCTTGAGTTTGGGTTTGGCATACGCCACACCTTCGCTATTGTAGACATTGAGAATATAGTTTTTCTTAGCAACCCAGATTGCCTTGTCAGCCAAAGACTCACGCTTCATTTCCATGCGCTGTTGAAACGCATTGACATATTCTTTCAATTCTTCATACGACGCATCAATGAACGGCTGGATCTTATCATCGCAAACCTTATCCATAAACTTGATGACTTTCTTGGTGTCAGAAGTATCAGGGTAAAGTTTCTTGATTAGCGGACCCATGTTCAAATAAATCGAGTCAGTATCAGAAGCGATGACATAATCTACATCATCAGTTTTGAGCAGATTATTCATGTATTGATTAATCGTCTTTTCAATCCAACGAATAGACAACTGACCTGCAGTTGTAATGCCTTCGGCGATACGAGTATCAAAGAAGCGGAAGTATTGATTACCAAGTGCACCGTAAGCAGAGTTTAGAGTAACCTTCTTTGCCAACTGCAGGTTATTGTATCGAGCAACTTGTTTCTCGAGATAAGTAACTTGATTCTTATCTTCAAGAACAGTTTCGATCTTCTTCTTGGCTTCGATTGCCAACTTCTTATAGCGTGTACGATCTTTGTACATGCTATCCATAATCTCAGGCAGAACACCCTGCTCTTGAGTACGGAACAGCTGACCATTCGGCGTTACGGTAACACCAAGATCTTTTAGGATGCTTGTATCAACTTCTTGATTTAGCAAAGAGTTAACGCTGACATTACAGTTGCTGATAAACCCACGCATATTATCGTTGTATAATTTTGGCTCGACGAGCGTTTCCATCGAGATGTTATACTGCATGATCAAGTGCGGATATAGACTGTTCAAGTCAAACGACGCAACCCATTCGTGCATACCAAAAATGGGATCTTTCACATATGCGCCTTCGTATTGCGAACTCTTTGTGCTATGAGAAAGTTGAGGAATCACAATCTTCTTTCGTAGAAGATAGTTGTAGATAATCGCATCCCACATACGAACCTGCGTGAACACATCATCATAGTTGACCTTGTTATCATACGCAAGAGTCAACGCAAGTTCAATCAACTTCATCTTGTCTTCGAGTTTCTCAACAAGTTCGACATCCTTGATGTTATACTCAATGAATTTTTGATAGTCGTGTTTGTAGAGTTGATGTAGAGTTTCGAACTCAGAATAATCTAACTTCTTCTCACCCAATTCAACATGAGCAATGTTATCAAGACGATATGACTCTTGCTGCGAATAAGTAAACTTGCGATAAAGTTGGATGTAATCTAGAATAGCAACTCCAGAAATATCATAGAACTCTACTGGACGATTCATCATCGTCGTTTCGCGTTTACTAATACGATTCCACGGCGAGAGTTTTTTGGCTTCATCCTCACCAAGAACCTTGATGATACGATTAGCAAGATACGGAATATCGAATTGCTCGACATTCCAACCAGTGACTACATCTGGATGCCATCGGCTCCATAGGTCAAGGAATCTTCGTATGAGATCTGACTCATCGCGGCATTTTGCATAGTGCACGTCGTCACGATGCTTGACATAATCGCCACAACCAAACACAAAATAATTATCTTTGACTTTGATACTGATTGCTGTGATTGCTTCGTTTGCATCTCTTGGTTCAGGAAATCCGTTCTCGGATCCAACTTCGATATCAAGATAGGCAATAAGTATTTTACTGACATCCCAAAGAATATCGTCAGGATACTCATCAGCAATATAAGCATACTCATAGCGATTATTCCCAAAAACAGGAAAATTGTCGACACCCTTGTACCTCTCTAAGAATTCACGACACTCTGGAATTGTTCCAGGCTGTATTGGTTTGACATAATCACCATCAAGAGTTTTGTACTCAGACTTCTCTTGACTGGAAAGAAAAAAGGTCGGACGGAATTCAACCTTCCGTCTGACCCTCTTATCATTTTCAACGCCTCTCAGAAGAATAAATCGACCAGAAACGCTGACATTGGTATAAAAATTAGACACGCTTTAACCTGTAATTAACTGCCTTGGGGGAACAACGATTCCTGCCCCGAAGATTTGATTATACCCGTTTTTCACTTCATCCGCAACTTCTGAGATGACAAGAATATGATTCTTGTTGATTGTAAACGGAGGATTGCTTGCTTGCATCCATGGCATAAAGCCAAGAACTGGGGCACCATCTTTACCGCGCTGGAGAACGCAAGCAACTGGGT